AGATATTACATAATCACGGAATCAGTTATGATGAAATGGAAACCGATTATAAACTGGATAAAAATGTAATTGATAAGTGCAGAAATTAAATAGAAATGGAGTGACAAATATGAATTATACTTATTTTGGAAACAGAATTGAAAAAAGCCCATTAGGAAATATGGGGTTACAGTTATTAGAAGCTCAAGAGAAATTAGTTTCTCAGGAATATGAAGTTGAGAATCTTAGAATTAAAGCAGCTATGTATAAAGCATATTTCTTTCGTAATTCCATATTAGCAGAAAAATTAATAAAACAAAGTGAAGAAAACAGAGATGCACTTATTGGAGAGTTTGATGGTTTTTCATATGCAAGTTGGAGAGCTAATGCTGTATATAGAACGCTTGAAAATATGTTCGATGAAGGACTATTAACTGAAAAAGAATATAGAGAATGCAAAGTATGAAACAAAAGTTTCTTTGGAAGAATGGAGGATATATGATGAAACGTGATTTAGTAGATGAATTGTATAAAATAGCATATAAACGATATAGAGAAAAATATCCAAATAAAGATTTCGCATCCATTCCAAATTTTTTAGATTCACTTTGGTTTAGTATTGAAGGTGAGCTTAATAGAAATGGATACGATGCTGCAAGAAAATATGTAGAAGAAGCAGAGTTAATTGTATTAAGGTGAATGGTAAGATTGGAGGAATTATTATGTGCATGTATTGTGAAAGAAGAACAGACGTAAAATTTGGATGGGAACAACCGAAACTTCCATACCATAGTAATAATCTAACCGAAGGCAGACTGAATGGAAATGTATTGGAAAATGATAAATGGGATGGTGTTATTCATGATTATCAAACAGCTACACCAGAGTTGATTTTAACTTGTCCTGGTTATTTTAATGGCGAAGGTGTTGGTACTATTTACATCCCTATTAAGTTTTGCCCGGAGTGTGGAAGAAAATTGGGAAAATAAAATCATATGAAATAAGGATTTACTGTGAAGAACGGAGGTAGATTTATATGAAGATAACAAGAGAAATGGTAATAGAATTAAATAACGAATTAGCAGTTAAAGGTTGTCCATTCAGATATGAATATGAAGGAGCAACAGAATATTCACGCATTCCACAAATGCAGGTTGCATTGCCAAATATGAATTGTGTTAATAGCTTCATTATTAATGTAACAAGGGATTTTCTCGAATGGCTAGAATTGTGGTTCAAAACAAAATATGGAATTGAATTAACCTGTAACAATGATGGAAGTATTTTGTGGGCTAAAAATTATAAGGAATAAAAAACACAATGAAACGATGATTTCAAAATGAAATGGAGGAACTTTTTATGTTAATTGAAAGAGGAATGAAATTTAAGGTAGAAGTTTTAAAAAATCCTTTAATTAATACAAAGATTGGTCATATTGTAGAGATTACCAATGTTGGTAAAACAACGGTAGAATTCAAAGATACTGAAACGAATGATTATGGATTTATTGAAAAGTCTAACATTGAAAAATGTTTTCAAAGTATATGAAACGGCGATTTGCTGTAGATTGGAGGAAATATTATGTTGAATATAGTTGTTATTAATTGTGATGGGAAATATGTGGAATACGAATGGGATTCAAAGAAAGCATTTGTACAGGATATGCAAAGTGATAATGAAAATATTCCAATGCTCGATGATCCTTTAGCAGAAGTCAACACACAAGACGATAATTTACAATTATGGTGGAGAAATACATATGGAATTGGAATGACCGTAGACGATTTGTTAGAAGAATGTAAACAGGAATTAAATTAGATAGGAGTGATAAAATGGAATTTATGACAGTAGATAAATTTTTATATGACAAGCCATATTATAATAATATAATTGCACTTAGAGTACAGGACGAAAAAGTATATTTTGTAGGTTGGATGGAAGATGCCCAAAATTATAAGATAAGCTGGATGAATGAGGGAAATGAATTAAATTTAAGTTCATTACTTTTAAATTATAATCTTTATAAAGAGATTACGGAGTTACCGGGCTATAACACAATGGAATACGGTTGGGAAACTGATGATGACGGAAATGTAATTAGTGAAGAAGAAAGTGAAGATGAATATCAGGCATTTATTGATTTGCTAAACGATGGATATAAAATATTTGGTATAGGGAAATATGAAATATGTGACATAATTGATTCGTTAAAAGACGGAGATTATGTCTTTATAATCGAAGGTTTTGGTACAGATAAAATCTAAGTTTTAAGAGGTTGGAAATAAAAATTCAATCTCTTTTTTATTAGAAAGAGAGGTGTTGTTATGACAAAAGAGCAAAGATTACAATTTGCGGAGTTGTTAGACGAATATGAAAGCGAATTGAAAGCTAAAAAGAGAGAAATAAGGAAATGTAAGACAGTAGAAGAGTACGCTGCACAGAAAATGTTGAGAAAACATTTAAAAGTAATAAGCGAAATCAAGAGAATAATATATTATCAACTATAGAGGAGAGTGATTAAGATGAAAAATTTATATTGTTGTGGAAAACAGCTTATTAATTTAGAAACAGAAGAGAACCAGAAAAGGGGATTAGGAGAATTTTGGTGTGATAAATGCAAACAGTCATATAGAACAGAAATATATCCTGTTCATAATAGTCGTAATGACATTACATTCATAATGGAGGATGTATACAAGGGTAATGATGAATACTTAGTAAGCACAGAAATTAAAGGATTTTATTACGGCAATCCTGACGAAGAAAATAATAGAAAGTATTATGGAAAATTAAAGGCAAATTTTTAAGAAAGAGGTGACAATTATGGTATGGGTAAGAGATAGAATTTCAGGAACATTTATTGATGAATTTGAAACAAAACAGGAAGCAAGAGGTGCAATTAGAGAGTATGAAAAGGAAGACAAAGAAAATGAAGTCTTTGAAGAAGATTTTTATGAAATTTATGATCCGGAAAATAATGAAATTATAGAGTAAAAGTCCTTTTTATAGTACTCACAATATGATATAATTAAAACAACTTAAAGATGACGGCTTAAAAAATAACGGAAATAGAAATGGAGGTAGTGATTATGGGAGAATTAATAGCTTGTGCAATCGCATTGTTTATAGTACACGGAATTCCATACCTAATAAGTAGAGAAAATAGAAAAGAACAAGAAAGAAGAAATGCAGATGAATTTATGAGAAAAAGTTTTGGCGAAAATTATAAAGAGAAAATGGAAAGATGGGAAAGAGGTGAATAATATATGGGATTATTTGGATTATTTTATACTGCTTTTGGATTAGGTTGCAAAGGTATTTCTAGTATTAAAAATACATTAGAAGATAAAAAAAACAAGACTTTATATAAAGATAATGAATGTAATACATATCTTGATCATAATGCAACTAGAAGAGATTTGAATACAAATCACAGAATGGATATTCAACATGCTTCAAACGGAGATATTTGGTTAAGAGACAGTGATACTGGAAGATATGTAAGAAATTTGACTGATGAACGTGCTGAACGAAAATATCAGGAAGAAAAAGCAAAAGTAGCTCGTGGAGAGAGTGACCGAACACATATACAATATGGGACAGACGAACACAGAAAAGATACATTCCCTGGATATAGATATAAAGATTTTAAAACAGGGAAATTATATGTTGCGAGGAAAATGATATTTACTTTAGAACATATGAATATGTTACATTTATGGTGCGGCACAGATAAATTTTGTGGTCAAACTTTTCCGTCAAAATTATGTGATGATTTTTGTGTCTTATTTGACATTGAAACAAAAAAGATTGTAAGATTTACAGATGGAACAATAGAATCTATGCTTGGTATGGGAGCATTAATGGAAGATATTAATGTGTTTTTTCCTAAATATGTTGCTGAATATGAAGAGAAAATAAAAGATCCAAACGGAGAATGGTATAAAGACCAATTGTATTATTCAAGTCCTATTCATTATTGTAAGGTGGATGCCACAAACGATAAATATATTGAAAGTTTAGAGGCAAGAGTTAAAAGACGTAGACAAGAAAAGAGGGTGATGTGATGAAATGGTATTATAATTCAGATGATGACGAAACATTACATGAATGTGATACTCATGATGATGTTGTAACAATGATTATGTTTACTTCGAGATATCCAGCTATGGTCAATTCTGTTCCAGATTATTATATTTATCATGGAAAAAAGAAAGTTGAAACAATATTAGGAAAAGATTTATTTAAATGGTATATAGAAAATGGCGGTGAAGTATTAGAAGGTTATATGGACAAAGAAAATGAAGACGAAGATGGAATTAATGAAATTGACAATAAAAAAACCATGCAAGAGCAAGTGGATGAATTGAGTGATACTATACATGGTGTAAATAATTCATTGGCTCAATTAGAAAATAATATTAGATTATTAACACAAATGATGTTTGGAGGTGATGATAATGAAAGGTAGACTAGAACATTCGTTGAAAACGGAAAGTACAATTAATAAGTTGTTAAACGACTTACCTGATGTTGTGACCGATTATTACTATGAATTTAAATCAGGCAGACAACCAAAATCTTGTTTGGAATATATAAGAAAAATTAATAAGTTTTTATATTATATTAATCCTGACGATACAAAAAATATAGATTTTTCTTGTATGAGTAGACTAAATGTATCAAAATTTTTAGATTCAATTTCTTATACTATAGATAGTAATGGAAATAAAAAAGAAAGTTCTTTGTCTTATAGACAAGGATACCATAGTATATTAAAAAGTTTCTTTGATTTTTTATATGATAATCAATATATTGATGAAAATCCGTTGCTACGAATCAAAAGACCGAAAGGTGAAGATTATGTGCATAGGATTTTTTTGAATGAATACGAATTAAAAGATATCTTATTAGCTGTTGAAACTGGAGCTGGAAATAATAGATGTGTCGCAAGACAATACAAATGGCAGAGTAGAGACAGAGTAATAATGATGTTATTTATTCAAACAGGTATTCGTGAAACGGCATTAAGCGAAATTAATATAGAAGATATTGATTTTGATACTCATACAATTAAAAGTGTTATAGAAAAAGGACATAAAGATAAATTGTTTAAAATGAGTTCAAAATTAGAAAATGCTATGCTGGAATGGATATATATAAGAAAGGAATTACTTAATGAAAAAGAAGAAGATGCATTATTTATATCTTCTGAACGAAAAAGGATAAGTCAAAGAAGTTTGTATGAAATAGTAGGTAAATTTACTAAGGAAGCATTGGGATATTCCGTTTCACCTCATAAATTAAGAGCTGCTTTTGCAAATTTAATGCTAGAAAAGACAAATGGAAATATTTATGTAGTACAGCAGTTGTTAGGACATTCAAGAACCGACACGACAGCGAAGATATATGTAAAAGACAATCGAAATAAATATAATGATTTAGCTGCAAAAGTTATAGAGGAAACAATATTTGATTAGAAGGGAGGATATTATTATGGTGGTAACACAATATTGTACAAGAAGAAATACTAAGACTAATCATCCATACATTAAAGAAATTAAAAAAATTGATTGGGAAAAAGATTTTTTATGTTATGACAATATAGTTGCATTTTTAAATGAAAAACTAGATATGAATGTATTAACACAAGAGTTTGCATATGTAATTGCATTTAATTATCATAATGTTCCAGTTGGACTTTATGAATTATCACATGGTATGGCAGATGAATGTAATATGAATACAAGAGATTTAGGAATATTTCTTTTATTAAGTGGAGCAAATAGATTTGTAGTTGCTCACAACCATCCAAATGGAATTGCAGAACCTAGTGCTGCCGATGTTGTTGTTACAGGGAATTTACAAAAATTAGCAAATGTGTTAGGGATAGAGTTTCTTCAGCATTTTGTTATAAGTAATGAGGGATTTGATTATATAATTTATGATGAAGGAGATAGTGAACAAGACGATGACGAGTTGGAAGAAAATAGCGATAGTAAAGAAGAAACTATTTTTGGTATTCCTGTCAGTGAAATATATAAGAAAAACTAGTAAAATAGGAGGTTTAACACTATGAAAAAGTTATATTGTATAGAATAGAAGGCATAATAAATAATAGCTTTATGTGCAGTGTTATAACAACGTATTGACAGTAATGCAAATGGAGAATATAATAATATTAAAGAAAGGAGTGATATATATGGCAAATACAAATGTAACAATGAGAATTGATGAAACACTGAAAGCACAACTACAGGAGCTTATGTCTAATCTTGGAATGGATATGACTACTTTCTTTACAATGGCTGCTAAGCAGGCTGTGAGAGAGCAGGCATTACCATTTAAGCCTGATATGAATACGGGAATATATGGCTTGAAATCATATCAGTTAGCAATGAAAAATACAAATTACAATAAAGAAGGGAAAGCGACAATATCTTCTGTTGACGATTGGGCAACTGAATCAGAATGGGATGATATGTTTGAGCAAATGAAAAAAGAAAGAGGTATTGAATAATGAACAAAGGAGAAGTATGGTTTGTTGAATTTCCATTAGAAGAAGATCCAAGTAGAATACTGAATAGACCTGTTGTAGTGCTTGATGAGAATTTACTTGGTGTATTATCTGTCAAGATAACAAAGCATAAGGTAAGAAAAGAAGATCCTTATGATACTCCTATTGTCTATTGGGAAGAAGCGAGTTTGAGATTGGCTTCAACTGCGAGAGTATCAAAAGTAACGCTACTTACAAAAGATAGCTTTATATTTAAAATCGGTGATTTGCACAAAGATGATTTGAATAGAATTGAAAACATGTATAGAAAATTTTTAGAAGATAATGGTGCTGTATAAATTATAGCACCATTACTTATTAAAACAGAGAATATTAAAGTAACAGGAAACCAAGTTTTCTTGTGGAAGGAGTGATTGTTATGGATAAAAATATCAATGCAATAGAGAAAATTATAACTGAATTGTGTTTAAAAGATTATAAAGCTAGTGTGAAAAAACTAACTAATACACAGAAAAATAATATTCGTTTTGGAAAGAAAACATTATCCGATTACGGTGGGTATACGCTTTCAGAAGAAACAATGGAAGCAATGCGAATTAGAAATGATTATATTGCAGATAAGATTACAGAAGAAGAATATAAAAGATGGTGTCTGGAATATAATCTGAGAACAGTATAGGCAAAGAAATTTAACTTTCCTTTGATGATTGGAGGTAGAAAAATGGAAAATAAAAATTTAGATAGTTATGGATATTTATTAAATTGCCCAGATGAAATGCTTGGCGATGTGAATAAAACGATGAACGATAAACGAGCCATTATAAATTGGAATAATTTTAATGTAGGTGATGCTTTTTACACAGAAAATATTTGCAGATGTGTAATGGTAGATCACGTAATGAAAAGAATTGTGTTTGTAACTGAAGAGGAATATAAAAATGAGTTTGAATTAAGATATAATAACAATAAACATAAAAAGCCAGATATGAGAAAAAAGATAAAAGAATATATTGGTGAACTTAATACAGAAATTGATAGACTTGAGGATTTATTAAAAAATACTGATAGTCCATATGATTTACAAATTAAAGGCAGGTTAAATGCTATAATCGAAGTAAAGAATGATTTATTAGGAAGATTGGAAGAGGTGACATAAATGGATATAAAGCGTCTTAAAAAAGAAAATCAGAATATTAGGGAGTTGATTAATAAATTAGAAAAGAATAGACAACAGATTGCGATAAATATAGATTTAGACTATGATTATTATTCTTTTTTAAGAGGATTTGATTATGTATTAGATGAATTAAAATATCAATTAAATAAGAAATGACGAATTACTTGGTAAATAGAGTGGAGATGATTAAATGGATTTAGATAATATAAATGATATTGAATTGTTAAGAAATATTGCAAAAAGCTATATGATACAAATGAAGCAAGATACTAATGCAAATGATGGAACAGATTATATATTTAAAAAAGGATATTGGTATTTTTTAGATCAAGACGAAACTGGGATAACGGTTTATACGGAAGACAGCTCTCATGCATGTTTTCTTGAATATGATGAAGCTGATAGGTTTTTAATTAAGAAATAGAATGAAAGAATTGTTTCTTTTTAGAAAAGGAGTAACTATGGCAGGAATTAAAAATGACGCCATGTACAGGCAAGATGAAATAAAATATAATATTGATACTTGTATTCAGCAAACTATGTACGAAACAATAGAGAACAAAGAAGAATCGTGGAAAATTATTTTAGAATTACAATCAAAGTTATATGAAACATTTGATATAGAAGAATAAATATGTTTTTATGACTGTCAGTAGAAATACTGGCAGTTATTTTTTGAAAAAGTTATATGTGCTTATAGGGATTATTTTGCGGTAAAGAACAGTGCAAGGCGTAAACAAGTTACACGTTGTGATTCGGATAGGAAATAATATGATGAAAACAATAAAACAAAAGGGAGCGATAAAAT